GTTTTCAAATAAAAAAAAAAAGGGGTGGGGGGTTTCCCGCAACTTTTCATTGTACTACATCTTAATAGGATTTGCCAACAACTTCACTGAACTCAACCCCAGTTCTAACGGCTATCATATTGAGAATTATCCAGTTGATAGAACGCGCTGGTTTTACAAAGATGCTTGCAACAAACTCGCCGCGGTCAATCACTTCAGGGGTATTCCCTGATAGGTCAACCCTGTAATCATAGATGCCGCGTCGGCCTTTCACTTCGCGCAAATACGGTTCTACCATATTTTTAAAACCAGACCTTGTCACCTCATCATTGAACTCGAACAACTGATACTTACTAGCCTTGCCAATCGCTTTTTCCAGCGTGATGAACAGGCGTCGAACGTTGATGTACTGGAAGGCCGAAGTCTTGGCCTGCATGGTTTTATCACCGTACAGGATAGTCCCGTCATTGGTAAATGTAACCACGCTGTTGACTTGGTTTTTGTACAATACGGTGCGGCTGTCTTCGGAAGGATTGAAGGCCAGCGAAACCACATTGCGCAGTTTGCCGCGATTGTAACCTGCAGGCGACCACCAAGCATCGTATTGGTTCTCTGTCAAGGCCATCAACCCGGCAATATCAGCATTGAGCGGAACCCAGCGGTATTTGTCGTTATGCACGTCATACATCATCTTCCAGCCGCTGTCAAAGATGGCGTAGTTGGAAGAGCGGTTCAGGCCGTTACGGGTTGCCACAATCTTGTCTGTTGCATCGGATTGGGTTTTGTTCAGCACATCTTCTAATTGCGGGCTGATAGTTACCACGCAATCTTTGCGGCGTTCGCAGATATTGTCAATCACGTGCTGGCAAACGGTTTTGTGTGAAGTCTTACCGCCTGCATTACCTGTAATCAGGATGCCTACGTCGATTTCCTCGGTGGATTTGAATTCATTCCAACCTTGGATGATTTCTTGCGCATCCGGGATACCGCCGTCATTACCGCCTTCCAGTTTGGTGTAATAACCGTGGTGGTTATCGTCATCCTGTTTCTTCAGAACTTTGAACTTTTTGGCTTCGCCGTTGACTACCAGCTTGCTGCCCCATGCGTCGGTAGCATCGGTGTAATCGCCGGTGTTATCGTGATAGTTAGCGGTAATCGGATGGCCGAAGAAGTAAACGTATTTGGATTGCTCGTTCAGCACAGCGGCATAGTAGATGGGAGCGCCGTCAAGGCCTTTGGCATCGCGGGCTTTGGATAGGAAGGGGTAAGTTTCCAAAATTGCACCAACCACGCCAGTAAACAGGCCAAGCTTGTCGATAACGACAACGTGCACTTCGTCATACTTCGCGCCTACAGATGCGGCGTGTTCTGAAGTAGCGGGGGCGGCGTCGAACTCGTCGGCGTATTCCCATTTCTCAAAGTTTTTGGCATCGGCAATGGAAATGGCGATACTGTTGCCCAAAGCGCCTGCATAACGGGCTGCAAACAGCTTGGCAGCGTGAGTGCCAGTGTCGTCATTAACGGCGTTGAACTCCTGCTGGTTTTTAATCAGCAAACCTGCGCCGTCGCCGGTGGCATTCTTGGCAGTGCTATCTACCACGCGCACAATATACAGCATCCCGGTATAAGCCAAAAAGGATTTGGCCGACAGCCAAGACACATAATTGCGGTCGGTAGGTTTGCCGAAAGTGGCAGCCAGTTCGTTGTCGTCAGATACGCGCACGCGCTGGAAGGCTGCGCCCCAAGTGAAGTCGCCTACAGTTGCCCCGGCGGAAGTGCCGACGGCAGGCACGCTGCCAGTAAGGTCGATTTCGCGGATTAAAACACCCGGTGCTCTACTCATGGTTTTGTCCTCGGTAAATTAAATCGGATTTGGAAATTAGTTATAAGTTATTTATTGATTATGTTAGAATAGCTCATTTTTCCACATAAGGGAACTAAGATGATTACCGTTAAACCGCAGAGCTACGGATACGGCGCATATACCGATTACATGCTTTATTTGTATCAAGAATTATCTGTCATGCCGTTTCCTACGAAGCTGAAAGTGCCTAATGCATCATGGGATGAATACCTAGATTTAATCTATTCTGCCTGTGGCCAACCTTGCTGCGAAAAAGATTATTGTATTGAATTGCCAGCCGTCGAACTACATGACGACAATAAAACCGTTATCCTTGGTTTCAGCGGCGGTAAAGACAGCGCTGCCACGGCTGCCTATTTTATCGACAACCATATTGCCTGTCAGTTATACCGTGCCAAAGGGTTTAATGCATCGTATCCGGTAGAACAGATGGTGGCAGAACAATTTGCAGATAAAACCGGGCTGAAGCTGATAAGCCATAAAATCGCGTATGCGGGCAAATGCGAATATGATTCGCCTACCAGCGAGTCTGTCGTGAAAGACCAATTGATTATGGCCATGATGATTGACTACATGATAGCCAATAATTATCACATTTTCAGCCTTGGCTGTTTTCGCTCTGATTCGCTGGCTATTGCCAATCCCAAGCTCAACCTGTCAGATTCGGATGAAATCATTAAGGCTTTTGTGAAGGCGGTTAAGGCGACCTTTCCCGCTTTGCGCTATATCACATCGCCGTTTAGAACCACGCATCATGCCAAGGCCTATCTCTATCATAAGCACATGGATTGGGTCAAACACACTCAATCCTGCCTGATACCCGATAGGCATAGAAACAAGGTTCGCGAAATTATGGCAGGCAAGTACAACATGGTTATCCAACCAAACCGCTGCCTATATTGCGGATATTGCGCAAGTCTGTAGCCGAAGAGAATTCGTCGGTTAATCCGGTTACAGATGAAGAATTGTTGAATGTCTATACGCCAAGGGAAGAGGTCGAGCGGTATAAACTGGTTGACAATGTATTGCATGACATCGATAATCAAGAGATAACGGATTTAATCGATACCCATCAATACCAAGATAAAGCATGCGATACCGTGGCAGATTTCTTCTAATGCCCCACAGTCGCTTCACAATCGCCACAGATTGCGACGACGGTATAGGGTAATACCCTAGCCTGCCTCAAACAAAAAAACGCCCGGATTTGGGCGTTTTCGCATTGGCGCGTATCAAACGTAATACACGCCTGAAGAATCATTCCAAGTATCGTCTTGGTCAATCCCGTTGACTACAAACATAAACAGGGGTTCTTCATCCATCGCTTGAGCGCTTAGATTGCGTATGGCCTTCGGTGCATCGTTAAAGCTGTCTCTAAAGTAGGGCGTGGTCGTTAGCAAGGCAAACAGTACCAGCGTCATCACAACATCGTCGTGCTTATTGTTGTCTGCTTGGTAACTGCTGCCCTTCTTCACAAAGGTAGTCAGTTCGGTAATGGCAGCGGCATCATTAGTTATCAGGCATTGTGTTTCCATAAGCGTCTTCAGATTGCTGCAGCCTATAGATTTGGTTTTCTTGGTAGTACGGATACCCAAGTTTTGCGGGCTGAAGCGTATATCGCCTTTTGTGGCGTCATAGCAAATCAGGTTTTCGTACTCGTAATCCATCCATAGGGTCTGTGCCACCCCGTTGCCTATGCTGTTGGTTTCAACGGCCAGCCATGCGTCATTGTAGGCCTTGGCAATCTTGAATACTTCATCGGCGAATGGCAGCGGGGTTATCAGGTTATTGCGATAAACGGCCACATGCCTGTAGGGCATAGCGGTAACATCAAAGACTGATACCACGCTGCTGTCATTGCCCGTGCCTTCTGCCACGTCGGCAATGGCCACATAGACATGGTCGGGCTTGGGTTCCTCGTACACGCTAATCTTATCTGAAGTAAATTCGGGCAGCGGGGTTTTAATCGCCAATCTGCGCAATGTTGGTCCTGACAATAGCGTGGCAGCCGAACCCAAGAAGGCGCATTCAAATTCCTGTGCGAACTCTTGCGGCGTCATATTGGATTTCGTGTCGGCCAGCCATTCTTCGTCGTAGTTGGGATTATGCGTGTAATCGTAGAGCAGCGGGATAAACTTATTGCGTTTCTCTTCGGCTTCGACCCACAGCTTGTAGAACAGGTTCATACCGTTAGGCGTACTAGTAATAATAACCTGCGTGGTTTTACCGGATGAAATTACCGGATAGGTCGAAGTATAGAAAGCCACATCATTTTCGACGTGGGCAAATTCATCCAAGTAAACGATATGGAAACTACGGCCACGGATGGATGACGAAGATGTCGCGGCTGCCACTACCTTTGCGCCATTGCCGAGTTCGATACTGTATTTGTTCCACTCTTTCACACCAACCTGCATATACCACGGCAAGGCTTCATAGGCGCGTTTCAGCCTGTCGATTACGTCAAGGCTCGAATCGGCTTTGTTGGATAAGATAGCAATGCGTATATCCCTACGGGTTAAGGCTTGATGGAGCAGGTAGGCCACGACTGTCGTGGTTTTGCCCATCTGCCGTGCCATCATTGAAATAACAAAGCGATTGCTGTAGCAGGTAGAAATGAACTCTTTTTGATAATCCCGCATCTTGAACAGGGTAAACCCGCCATCCAAGTCTAGGATTTTCACATAGTTGGAAACAAAGTACAGGATATCTTTAGCGCATTTCTTAAGTTCGGTATCCTGTGCCTTGGTAAGCGGTATCAATACCCCGGCGCGTTTCAAATTGCGCTGGTTCATGTAGCACAGGTTTTTCTTGTCGATTTGGCTGTCTTTAATCATCATTGTCTATATTAAATCTGTCTTTCGGGCTTTCCACGGCAGCCTGATAGGCATCGGATGTATCGGCTTGGATAACTACGTTGGCCGTCTGCGCTTGGATATTGGGCTGCTGCGTGGTTCTTTGTTCTTTGGTTACGGATGCGTTCAGGGAGACTAGAAGCTGGTTCATCTCGGTAACAGTCTTCAGGAAGCCGTTTAAAGCGATAATGGCTTTATCGCTTCTTGTTTCTTCGACTGCGCCCACAACATCCGGGAAGGCATCCATTGCACCCTGTATCAGCAGGCGGATATTGTGGCGGGCATCCTTGTAATCGAGTGTGGCATTGGTGGCCATCTGATTGCGGAAGGCCTGAACCTTGGACATAAAATCCGCTTCTTCGGTATGCTCTTTCACTACCGAGACAGGCGGGGCAATCGGCGTGGCTGCGTTTAGTGATTTGGAAATGGGGTCGACGTAGTTACTCATCGGGGTCTACCTTGATAATGGTTTCTTCAATCCTGTGGGGGTCAGTTCTGTTGGCTTCCCTTGGGATAACTTCAGCCGTCAGGGTTTCGTAGATTTTACTGTAATCAGACGCGCCAAGATGCAGGATGGTTTCCTTAATGCGGTTGGCCGTTTCATTCGGGCTGTACAGATAGCCTTGCACGGTAAAGGATAGTGTCCACAATACCGAACGTGGCTGGCTGTATTCGCCTTCCCATGTATCTTCATAGCCCGAGCTGTTGAGCGTGATGGTATAGTCATTGCGAAATCCCATTTTGTCTACATCATCGGCTGTTACGTTAAAACTGGGCTTGAACAATGGCAGGATTTGTTCGACTACCTTCAGGCTTTCTTCAAAGCGCAGGGTTTTGACATACAGCTCGAAAGTAAAGTCGTAGGGCACGCGGTTAAACTGAACTGTCTTGGTATCGTGGCTTTCCAAGCGCTGGCGCTTATCCGTCATCCTTTGCGGGGCATAGGCAATACCCGTCATGTAATACGCCATCCTAGGCAGGGATTGCTCTGTCTTGATGTTATACAAGTCGGGGCGTTCTTGCTGGAAATTGACGAACTTGTCTCTAGCAGCATAGTACAGCGGCACTTTGCGGGTCTGGCCGAAATCATCGATTACATGCAGGCTGTTAAAGACTGTGCCAAATATCACGACTACCCGCTTGATTGTTTCGTGATAGAAAGGGGTTGTTAAGGCTGTGTGCATTAGGTTCCTCCAAACGGATTCTTCTCGTCGAACTTAACAAGGGTGTCGGCCTTGTCTTGGACTTCTTGGTTCTGTGTGGCCAAATCATTGTAGTAATCCATCGCGGCAAACTGCTCTGTGAGCTCGGGAATACTGTCAAATATCGGCGTTTCAATTTTCTCGTTATAGTTCGGCGTGTAGTTAGTTACCTGCAGGCGATACAGGAAAGCCCGGCCATGCTGCCAATTGGTATCTGCAAAATCAACATGGTTGATGATGAACAGGTTATTGGTAAAGGTAGCGTGGCCATAGCCAAAGTAAACCAAGTCGCCTTCCAGCGGGCGTTCCAATACCTTCAGGCCTTGGGATGCCCGTTCAGCCTGTGCTTCCTGCCAGCGGCGTTGGGAGATTTTGATGCTGCCCGTATTATCGATATTCAGGCCAAACTGGTTCATGAACTCGTTTGTGCCCTGCCAGCCTGTTACGTTATCGCTGATACTGGCCTCAATAACAAAAGAGTCTTTGAACTTGGATGCCTTGGCTTCGGTAAAGATTTCATCGACTGAAAACTCGCTGCGGTGGATGTAGGTTACGTCAAAGCCGCTGATTTGGATGTCTTCGTCGACTAGGTCGGCAAACAGCGCTTGTTCGTTATGCGCTTCCAGCCTGTCAAAAAATGGATTGACTGCCATCGGTAGTATCCTATAGGGGGTATATCTAACAGTATTTAAATATCAGATAGCGGGGATACCGAATTAGTGAAATATATTAATGATTACTCGTGGTGACATCGGTTGACCTCTCAACGCCCAACCGATACCCTGTTGAACAGAAATCCTTATCCCACAAACAGTTACCAACAATCCTAGAAATCCTAGGATTTTAGATAGAATGTTAATGATATGGCAGATATTGAAGATGAAGTAACGGGCGTGAAAAAGCCAAAGCTGAAAATCAAGCTGAAGCAGCCCAATAAGGCCAAACCGCATGTGAAGCTGAAGCGGATGGATTTGCCACAGCCTAAGCCGAAAGCGGTTAAAGAACCGGAAAAACCCAAGCTGAAACGGGTTGCCCCGGTTAAATCCAAAAAGGCCAAGGAAGCTGAGAAGGCTGCCAAGGCCAAACCTGAAACTGCGCCCAAAGAAACCAAGGCCAAGACTGCCAAGGATACCAAGCCAAAGCGTACTGCAAAAGACACTAAGCCTTTGCGTACTGCCAAGGATACCAAGCCAGTTAAAACGGCCAAGGCTGCAGCGGCAAAGACGGCCAAGCCCAAATTAACCAAGACAGCGCCTAAGCAACCCAAGTCTGCTTCTACTACAACGCCGGAAGAGAAGAATGCGATTGAAAAGAAAGTTCGCATTGCTACCCGGCAAGGCCGTTTGAAGAAACGTGCCGATAGCAGCCTGCGCTGGTATCTAAGCAAGCTGCGTGATGCAGGCGGTAGCCATGACGAACGCAATGTGGCCACAGCGGTATCCAGCCGTCAGAAAATGTATATCGGCGGGATGTATCAGTATGTCTATGACGCCAAGACTAAAGAGAAGCTGCCTTACTGGGATGCCTTCCCGCTGATTGTCTGCATCAACGTGTATGCGGATGGCTGGCTAGGCCTTAACCTGCATTACCTACCACCTATCTTGCGGGCAAAGCTGCTTGATAAGTTGATGGAGTATAGTAAGACAATCCGAACTGGCGGGAATGGCAAGCGCACATACATGCATCTGTCATACAAGATGCTGACTAGGCTGTCGCAAGTGCCCTTCTTTCAGCATTGCATCAAGCGATACCTAGCCAGTCATGTTCAGTCAAAAATCATGCGCGTAAATTCGAGCTTTTGGGAAGAAGTGGCCTTCCTGCCAACACAGCAATTCAAGAAAGCCCCTGATTCTACCGTTTGGAAAGATGCTAGGAGATACAAATAATGACCAAAGCAGATATGTCAGTGCTGAAGCTGTTCAGCGAAATGCAGCGGGGTATATCCATCCCTAACAAATACCGGATGGAGTTTAACCTGCCTAAAGGCGTGCCCAATACGGGCAGGATTACCAATGACCAGTCAGAACAGGGCAGGATTCGACAATCCCAAAGCCTGTATAATGGTACTGGTGCAATCAATATTATGTGCCACAGCGCCATGTTCCCGGATAGGATGCTGCAGAGCTATGAACACAAGCAGATGGTCATGCCATACCGCGTGCCCTACAGTCAGATGTATAACCCCGTAACAATGACCTTCTATGCCGATAGTACGCTCAATACGCGGCGCTACTTTGATATTTGGCAAAATGCTGTGGTCAATATCCACGACAATACCCTGAACTTCTATTCGGAGTTCACATCGGATGTGCATATATGGGCATTGGATAGGGAAGGCAATGATGCCTACGGCGTGAAGCTGATTGAAGCCTATCCCTTAACGCTGGCCAGCGTTGACTTGAGTTACGGCAATAATGCCGTGCAAAACGTAACAGTGACCTTTTCATACAAATACTGGGCTACCTTGGATGATAACCGTGGAGAAGCCCGAACCATCGTGGAGAAACCTTATGGCAAGAGGTAAGGAAAAGCCTTACTTAAACCCGTGGCTGTTTAACGGGAAACCTTTTGATACTGTGCCTGAAGGGGCATTCGGATTTGTTTACCTGATTACCGAACTTGAAACGGGGCGGCGCTATTTGGGCAAGAAGGTATTTTGGTTTAAGCGCAAGCAGGCCGGGAAACGTGCCAAGGTAGTCAAAGAATCAGATTGGAAACATTACTGGTCTTCATGCGTGACATTGAAGGCATTGGTCAAGGAAAAAGGCGTTGATGCCTTCAAGCGTGAAATACTGGCTATTTGTACTACAGAACGGGATATGAACTATCTCGAAGTAAAATATCAATTCGGCTTCAACATCCTCGAACAGCCTGAAGGGTGGTTCAATGAAAACATCAACGGCAACTGGTATCCAAAAAACTATGTGGGTTTGGCTGAAAGAACAAGTTTTAGCATTTCGTAGCTTTCGGGTTCGAGATAAGAGTAATAAAACTGCTAAGGAACTTTAAATCCTTAGCAGTTTCTTTTAAGGCTACCTGATTAGATTGGTAGATTATGGTTTTACTGGTTTGTGATGGGATTGATTAGGCCTGTAATTAGCCTGATTTGGCATTTAGTAGCTTTCAGGTTCGAGACCAGAGTAATAAAATTGCCACGGATTTTTAGTTTCGTGGCAGTTTCTGCTAAGGTTTAAGCCCATGAAATCGTGAAAACTCGGTACTCATCTACAGATACATGGTAGCCCGCGCCTTGCAAATACTCTTTGGCTTCTACCACATCAACGCCCATGGGCGCTTCAATAATGGCTAATGTCTTTCTATGATTAACTGCCTTGATAATGGCCAATGCTACCATGACATACCACTCACTGTTTCTGATAGGCAAGTAATCAAGCTTTTGTCTGGTCTTGTAGATAAAGCGAACTTGGCTGGCATACGGTATCATGATTGTCTTCCTGATTAACCAAAGTATTCGTCTGCATCTTTCTGTGGCAGATACAGCATGCTTTCTACGCTTTCTTTCAAGCGCCCCCATTGGATAAGCATGCGACGTTCTTTGCCCAGCGTTACTTTGTAGCCTGCAGCGACGAAGATGCTTTGGATTTCAAGAGAGTCGTATTCTTTGGGCAATGTCAATGCCATTGCGTTAATGCCTGCCAATGCTACTTGTTTGATATTGGATAGGGCTACCATCTGACACCAAAGGTTGGGCGGTAGCTCGGCATTGGGTTCGAGTTTGGTAAATTGTTTGGCCAACGCTGCATCAAACAGCAGGGGCTTGGCTTCATAGTTCAGTTCTTGGGGTTGTTGGATTTCCATGTTCACATTTCCTTTTCAGTTAGTAATCTAGAGCCGCAAACTACGCAATAATTCCCGCTCATCTTTCCATGATGGATACAATACTTGATAGGCGGGCGCAAGCGGCTACCGCAATTGGCGCAGTAGTATTCATGCGGGGCAGATACCCGCCCGCAATGCGGGCAGTTAGTTATCAGTTTTCCAGTTTGCATCATACATCCTTTTTCAAATATAGCGTTTCTCGGGTCACAGATGGCCACAGATTGCGATTAAGGGGTTGAGGTAGGCTAGGGTATTACCCTAATGCTTAATCGCGGTCTGTGATGCGCTGTGGCGCTTCTGCGATTTACCACGCAACGTGGATATTGCGGGCTTTCGTTACTGCTACGGTATAACCTGCAGCGGCAATGCGGGCAGCGATATATCCGATACTGTACTCGCTTGGGATAACGGCAATCGAAGCATGGTCGCGTCCTACACGGCGCATGGTTTGGATATGGTCAAGAGCAGTTCTGATATAGTTTTGCATTTCTTGGTTTCCTTTGCGGTTAAGCATTTCACGGGGGATATGTTAAAAGGATATTGCATTTAAAGCAATATCCTTTATTGTAAAGATTTGGTAAATCTTATTCGCTGTTGCCACGGGCATGCTTGGCAATGACGAGGGCATTTTCATGTTCAATCGCACCAGGCACTTTATCAAACGGGATGATTTCCCATTGTTCGTCGTAGATTGACGGCAAATCAATACCCGACCAGCCTAATGTAGCGTGGATGCAGCCAAGCGGTTCGTAGAAGTAATACAAAACACCGGTATAGCGGTTTCTTGCAAAGCAGGGCAGACTTGGCGGATTGGCCGTGCCGATTCGGATTTCTTCAAGGATGCCATCCAGTAATAAATCCGATTCAATATCAACAATATCGTATTCCTTGCCATCATAGCAGATAAGGTTGTAGTCATAGCGACGCCCGCCGATTTCGAGGGATTTGACGCGATATGATGCAGTCACTTTGAACGGAACGGTATCCCCGTTAGATAGAACAAATGTCGTTGTAAACGGGGCTGTCATCAAGTAGCGCCGGATAATCTTAGCGGCTTCAGGGGTAAAGCGTCCTTCTTCGTCATACAAAGCGCGGTAGTTGTTGGTCATTTAAATTCCTTCCATGAAACAATCAATTGGTATACGGGTTCAATCTGAATAGTTACGGCATAGCCCAAGGCAATCAGATGTTGCTTAATCAATTCGGGGTTCAGATTGGGCAATAACGGGATAGTGGCAGACAAGTATCCGTCGTCGGCTCTCTCGCAAATGGCTTTCACGCAGACGGTATATAGCCATTTGGTTGTTCGCTCGTCGATACTGACCTTGCTTCTTGCCAATTCCCGCATAGCCTCTGCGGATGGTATCGGTGTCATCGTGGAATATCTTTAACGGGTTAATCAGGAGTTCCATTATAACGCAGGAAAAACAAAACCGCCAAACTTTTTACGGCTTGGCGGTTTCTTTCGGGTTACTTGGCTTTAGGTTTTGCCGCTTTCTTGGCAGCGGGTTTCTTGGCTGCCTTGGCTTTTACCGGGGCTTTGGGTTGTGATACGCGCTTACCTTTCGGGGCGGCTACCGGGGCTTTAGCCTGTACAGGCTTGCGGGTTCGCTTGGTGCATTTCAGGAGCAGGTTGAAGAATACGTCGCGGTATTTGTCCTCAATGACCAGTTCGTAGCCTTTGGGTAATCGGCTGTTCAGCTTGGCCAGCGTGCCATTGATGTCGGTGGTATAAACGCCGTGCAATACGCAGCGCATGCCGTTGCCAGATGGGTTGGCCAAGGATTTTTGATTGTAGATTTTGCTGCAATACACGTCAAAGGCATTCAGCGCATCGCGGCAAATACGGGTTTCATAGTGGGTAGATTGTGATTTACGTTGAGTCATGGTTAAATCCCTTTCGGGGGTTGTTGGAAAACTTTAATGCGATTATTATACATCATCGTCAAGCTTGAAGTATTCTAGCGGGTCAAGCCTGCCACGCAAGCCAAGGCCGGGTTTAACGCTGGTTCGAACTTCAAAGTGAAGATGGCTGCCCTTGGCCTTGTTAGTCATGCCCCTTGCATTGCCTGTGCTTCCAGTTAATGCGATACGGTCTCCCGCTTTTACCTGCTGGCCGACTTGGCATTTGATACTGGATAAGTGGGCATAGAAGGCATACAGGCCGTCTTTAATCTTCAGGGTTACTGTCCAGCCATACCCATCATTGCCACGGGCTACATCGGCGATTACTCCGTCATCGACGGCATAGACTCTGTAGCCATTGTCGACAGCTAGGTCTATACCTTGATGTGGTCTAGGACTGCCGTCTTTGTTGGTTCTAACCATCCCAAACATGGCCGACTTCTTACTGCGCAGTCCTGCAATGCGCAATACGTTTTCATGCAGGGGTTTGTGTTTGAACTGATAATCAGACATAATCATTTCCTTATGGGGTTAGATAACCCTATTTACAGCAAATTGGCAAAACGTGCTGCAGTTCCGCCTGTCTTAAATGAACCAGCATCGGCTTCAATCCGTTTGGTCTCTGCTGCCTTGAGCTTGGATAATGCGGGGTTCTCGACATCATAGTATTGCTGGCGGGCTTGGTTGACACCAACCACAAAGCGCAGTAACTCGGATTTGTCGCCATAACGGGATTTGATTTGCTTGCACATTACCTGATTCATTTCATCCAGTTCGTCGGTGCGGGTTAGGGCTAACATGAAATCAGCCGTTGCGGGGACGCCGTGTGAGTCCGCCACGTCTTCCATCGAGTTGTCTGTGCTTCTAGCGCCCTGCCTGTTAAACTGCACACCCGTCCAAACCACCATATCATGCGTAATCCCGATATTACGCAATTCTTGGGCAATAAACTTTTGATACTCGTAACTGTTGGATTTACCGTGGCTAATTAATGCGCTGGCGCAAATGCCTAGGTAATCAACAAACATTACGTCAATATCCAATCCACGCTTGGCCTTCAATTCTCGGATAATGTGACGGAAATGCCCTGAATGGCCTATACCCGCTTCATACTGTTTCAAGATTAGCTTGCCGTATCCCTTTTGCTTGATGTAATCAATCTGGTTAAGAAACTCGGTTTTGCCAATCTTGGGCAATCTATCCATGGGCACGTTTAGCAGGTTGGCGTCGATACGTCGGCTGATTTCTTCCTCGGCCATCTCGAGCGTGATGTACAGTACATTGTATCCCGCTTTAACATAGCCTGCAGCCAAGTTACACATGAAACCTGTTTTACCCGCGTTAATCCCTGCAGCCACGATATTCAGGGTTTTCCTTGGAACACCTCCACCTGTAATACGGTTGAAGACATCCAATTGGAAAGGAACTCGGGCAATCGGGTTTGTATAGTATTCATAACGGGCAGCCGCATCTTCAAGCCAATCATGGCCGATTGATACGTCGAACGTGATATTAACCGCATCCCTAAGCATATCGGGGATGATTTCAGGCTTCAGCTTCTTCTCATCGCCGTTATAGATGGCGATAGAAGTCATAATGGCATTATAAGCAGCCTTTTCACGGCAAAACTTCTCTGCGTGGTCTTTCAACCATTCTGCCGTCGGCAAATCCATCTTGTACAAATCGGCCACATAGCCTTCGAGCTCTGCCTTCTTTTCGGGCGGTATTTCGCCTTTGGTTACTTCGTACAGCAAAGCCGCTTCGGATGGCAAGGCATCGTAAGTCGCTATGTAGGCGTTGATGGCTTCATAAACCGTATTGTCGGCAACCTCGGTAAAGTAATCAGATTTAAGAAACGGCGCAGCTAATGTGGTAAAGGATTTATCACGGCACAGTGCCGCTAGGATAATCTGTTCTTGGGAGATAGACATGTTGCTAACTCCCGATATTACATCAAGGTCGACAATATCGGGTTACGGGCTAGGGCAGCTTCTTCAGAGCGTTTAATCCTATCCACCATATCGTTAAACACATCTATCGGGTCTTCAAGACTGGTATCCGGCAATACTTCGTTTCCTTCTTCGTCGTAAATCGACGTCAGTAAATTCACATCACTTTCGGTTTTCAGGGATAGCAGATTGTAGGTCAGCCATTTGGTCAGGCGTTTGCGTCTTGTATAGACAATGATGTTGGATAGCAGGGGATAGTCGCTGTTTACATCGGTATGCTGGAATAATTCGTTTTGCAGGGGCAGTACATCGGAGTTATGGATAACCTTTGCATCATCGGCCAGCAATGATTTAATCCAAGTCGTGATGTCGACCAATGATTTGTCTTGGCCTGCAAAGTAAAACGTGCCTTCTTTACCATGGGCTGCCATTGCAAAACGGAAAACAGGTTCACCTTGGCTCTGTCCCTGTGTTAATACCAGCGTGGCATTGGATGGTTTCTCTCTCAATTCAATCTGCATCATCTTCTTGTTCCTTTCTATCGGCTTCCTGTATCAAACGGTCTCTTCTGGTCAGGATGCCTTCAAAATCTGTGGTATGAACTAACTGCTTGTCGGCTGCAAAGCTGTACTCGAGCATAGCAGCCAAGGCTTTCAGGGTTTCTACCGCATCGGGGTTGGTTTCTTTCAGGGCATGGTTGGCGTAGATATGGTCTTTGCATCGCGCCGTGGCATTCAGTTGGGCAAACTTGAACAGGGTTTCCCATTTATCAGATGTACCGTCTAATACGTCTCTGATAGCTGCGCTGTTATGCACTAACTCAATGCGTATCCCATCGGGGATATAAAGCAGGATTTGATGCAGGGCATGCAGGGCGTAATCACTTCGCGTCAAACAATTATCCCAGCCTACAATATACTCGGCATCTTCTCCGTGATACTGAACGCGGATGCAATACCCGCCTATATCCTTGGCCAGCGATTTGCAAAATATCATCACGCTTAACGGGTAGATGGTCTGTTCAATCACTTCGCCCCTGCTGTTTAATACTTGGCCGGGCTGCAGCGTAATTAACCCCAAGCGGTCGTGCCAAGATAACCTATTTTTCTTCGCTTGCTGCTTTGCTGTAGTCAATTTCAAAATCCCCTTGGAAAGTGGCTTTATAGGATAGGGTGTAATGGGCTTTCAATTCATCGGCCAAGCCCCATGCAAATAAGCGCAAGTAAATCTCGCCGTTGTCGATAAGGTCTTTGGCACGGTATTTGTCGGGCAGGATTTCGCCCGTTTTTTTGTTACAGAGCTGATACCAGCCGCGTGTTTCAGAAACAATCCAGCCAAACTCCTGTGCCAGTTCGAACATTCCGCTCCACTTACTGATACCGTTTTCAAAGGATACCATAAGCGGGATAGACTCACCTTCTCGGACATAGCGGGATTTGTTGGCGGTAATGCGGAAGCGGTATCCTAGCAATTCATCGCCGTCTTTGTCTTTAGCCTTGCTAATGTACAGAATTTGTTGACTTGAATATCTCGCCGAGGTGCCTCCCTTCATTTCAGTTCTGCTGTACATTTCCAGAGTTTGATAAACCGCGTTAATAACCACAATCGGGATATTCAACACAACCGATTTGGCATTCATAATCCTAAACAGGCTGCCCATATCCTTAGCACGGGTCATATCTGCCACATTCTTGCCGTCTTCAGCATCAGATACTTCCTTCAGGCTTGGCAGCATGCCGATACTGTCGATAAAGATAATCACGTGGTCGCCACGGTTGATGTTAATCAGATGGTTGGTAATCTCGGTTCGTAGCTGGCCAATATCGCTCACAGGCACATGCAGGATGCGGTCGGCAGACACACCCATTGATTCGAATGTTTGTTGAGTGACACCTCCCTCAGAATCGTAGAAGATGCAAACGGCGTCATCATACTTGCGCATATAGGATGCGACCATGAACAAGCCCAAGATGGTCTTGAAGTGGGCAGATGGCGCAGCAATGGTCGTGATGCCTGTGGGTAATCCGCCCAGTACATCGCCGGATAGGATTAGGTTTAATGCCGGGATAGGGGTCGTGGCGCAATCCTTAACATTAAACACATCGGATTCGGATAATACGTTTACCAGTTTGTTTTTTGTACTGGCCTTTAGCTTGTTGAGTAAATCTGACATGGTTATTCCTTGAGATATAGATGCAAAATTGACATCCTCCCCCTGCTAAAAACAAGGAGATTCCTACAAGTAGCCAACATAAAACGTTGGCTACTTTCGGTGGGTTCTTGCTGCTGACTTCTAAATGAAGTTCACTTCACAAGCTCTGCGGGCATGCCCTGCCCTGATATTGCATATTATATAGGTTAGATTATGAAAAAGCAAAACGATATGTGCATCATCAATCGAGAATTACAGTGCATGAAACGATAGCAGATTAAAAGAAGTCATCCAAGGCCGACGCTTCGGTTTTCCAGCCTAGTAAATCGGTAAAGGATTTAATGGGCGATAAGAACATTTGTTCGTACTGGCCTTCGTAATCAATGTATTCATGCAAACCCATCTCCGGCGGTAAATCATCCTTGTAGGCAAAGTAGTAATAGCCCGTGGGATTGGGTTCGGTTAGCCGGATAATCTTGACCTTGTCGCCGGATTCTATCGGGGCAATATCAAACAGCTTCTTCTCTTGACGCAATCGGTTAAATGATACGCTTGCCCTGACATTGAACGGGGCGCGTGGTTTGGCCACAAAGCCGTTACTCCACTCTTCAATCCCGTTGACGCCTTTATTGCGGGCAATATCATTAGGCGGGCGCTTGATGAAATACTCGTGGAAGGTTTCAAGGCGTTGTTGGAGTTCTGCTTCCTTGTCATCATCCAGTATCAGCTTCAGGCATTCAATCATTTCAGCCCTTGCGAAGTCGGGAAGTTCTGACCGAGCAGTTTCAATCCCCATCATCTTAATGTGGGGTTCGGCATACCTTACGCCTTCATTGTCGTGTACTCTTAAGATGTAATTCTTCTTGGCACGCCATATCCCGACGTCGGCGATAACTTCACGCTTCATCGACATAGCATTGGTATAAGCGCCTAGATAATCTGCCAGTTCTTCATAAGATTTCTCGATATGCGGTTCGATTGATTGCGCTGCTATGGCATCGACAAGGTCAACCAGTTTGGATAACGGATAGTCTTGGCCAGCGGTTAGTTTGTCTACGATATGTTCAAGCGTGAAATAGCGCGAATTATGCACTAATATCCCATTAGCAAAAAAGTTATGATGGCCTTCAACTTCAATGTCGTAGACATCTAGTTCTTGTATGCCTAAATCTTCTACAACAAAATCATCTGTTATTGCGTAATCCATCTAATAACTCCTGTAAAGCTTCATCGGTTGGTTCACGATATTCCCAAACAATATCATACCGTTTAATATCCCGATTATCAAACAACGCCCGCATTTTGGCCACATCTTTTTGCCAAAGGTCTTGAACATGGGTATCCCGTAACACAGAATCTATACCATAAACATAAGGGTCGCCGTGCCAATATACCCCATTATACTCAATACATAATTGAAGCGCAGTATTAACGTAATCATAAATCAGTATCCCACCAACAAAATCGTCATAGATAACATATTCACGATAACCGTGTTGGCGTTCTTTATCGGTTAGCAATGATTCAAGCCTATCTAAAAATGCCGAACTTGCAGCGCTAATATACTGGCTTGAAAATGGCTTGTTGCGATAATATTCTTCTAGTTTTGCTTCAGCTTCTTCTCCATACCGGATACGATATGATTCGATAGTGTGGGATTTCATCAGATTGACATGTTCATACCGACGCTGGCCTTCAATTGCCCCGTATTTCTCAATAAAATAATTCAACTGATTGCCAGCGTATCGCTGCCTATCGCAATATTCTTGCCATCGACGCTTCCCCTCTTCAAGCCCATGGCGTTCGATAAACAATTTTTCTGTACAGGCGCGGGATAAGTTATAAGCATCCACTTCCTCGCTCGTCATACCATGAACACGCATCTTGTATTCTTTGGTATTGGTTACGCGCTGCTGTTCACAATACTCATCCCATTTAATCTGCCCTAAATCATCGCCATAATCAACAATCATCTTTTCAAGCGTTGCGCCTACTGGTAGGGATAAAGACTTTTCTAATCGAGTAATAATTACTGGTATATCAAGTTGAACAATCCCATTATCCAACCAAAATTGAACTTTTTTAAAAATTCTATAAACATCGTGATTATTCGTTTCACCCCAATGGCGCAAATAATTTTTTAACAAAGAATCCATATCATCCCCTGATTTTAACAATCTTGTCGCCAGATTGAAGCTGTGGCGGGGCGCAATCAACGTATTGCCCATCCCGTAACACTATCAAACTATGGTCGGCGGTAACAGTAACCGATTGCCCGTTAGATGTTATACGGTACATCCGCTTTTTAACTCTATGGCGCATGACATACGATATAGGCGCAGATGTAGGGTGGTTAGCTTTTATGTCAAATGCCAATGCGCGACTACCATCGTTGACTTGGCAAACAAATTCAGTTTTCCCATCGCCGTCAATAAGGCTATCTTGATATTGTTGGAAAAATTCGGCAATGGAGACGGGTTGGCCGTTGACGATAATAACAGAATCACCATCGACGCTATCCGTGTCCCCGGCGACCACCCACTCTTCTGCAGGTTTGTCTTTGCCCAGCATCTTGTTCAGTAATTCAACCACCTTGCGCTCAATATAGCGGCTGGCAAGCTGGCCTGAAGTCGTAATGCCCTCGGCCATACTGTGATTGTAATAGCGGAATCCTTCGTTGCCTAGTGCGCCGTATCAATGTGTTCAAATGGGGCGCTAACCCATTTGTCGCTTTCGCGTTTCCCATGTCGCCACGGGTATCAGACTATATCACAACCATACAAGCATCTGCTTGATTAGATTCTATCCCTTTTCCCCGCCGCTTGGCAGGTACTCTACTCGATTCAGCATTCGCTGTCTTTCGATAGTCGTTAGGCTTTTACGCTTTTCAGCGATTTAGCACGGTAGATTATCCATATAGGATTTTCCCGTTTTAAGGATAGTTTGTCAATAACGGTTTCCCGTTAAAGCCCCATATAGTTTAGGGAGTTAATGGCAATTTTCACGGCCATTTGGCGGGCATCATAGACGGCGATAGCCGCTTCTTCTTGTTTATACAACGCTATCAGTTCATCATCACTAAGGGTTGATAGTTCTATATCCATCATGATAGATAAAATCCTTTATTGTTAAAGTTTTACATTCTAAGGCATCAATATACCTCATCCCATGAAACTTCTGCGAAAACTCTTTTACAGCTTCGCTCATATTCCAATGCGGGGGTTTGATTATATCCGTAATTTCCCGTCGATACTTTCCTTTCCCGCCAAACTTTAACCACGGAAACAATCTAGCGGGGATTAAGGAAATATGCCCATCTTTGGAAATATACACATTATCGGTTTCTACTATGGTTCGGCCAATATCAGGTTCTTGCCAAGGATAAATGGTATCCGTTAAAACGCAGCGCTTTTCTTTAAAATCATAAACTTTTATCAATTGATTAACGGCTTGCCACCCATCAAATGACGAAGATTTTACCCGCCCTCGAACAAACCCAGCGGGAATATCGTCGCCGTCAATGATAACGCGCTGTTCATTTGTATCAGGATTGTACACCCATTGTTTGTATCCGATTGGCTTACCTTTTCCGCACTCTGGCGCAGCATTGATAAAATCGTCCGTTGGCTTATGTACTACAAATACATGTTCGCCAGTATGAACATTATACCAATGACGCCGGGATTCTTGTAATTTCTGAAAACTTGGCGCAATGCTTTGATACAACACTGTCTTGGTATAACCACATCTCGCTGCTGTTATTTGTAGTGCCATCAACATGCTATCTTGAAGGGATAATTTGTATAACAAATAATGAAGCAAATAATGAGCCCGTTTAGATACTTTCACAATATTCGTAGGGCAATCCTTGTATGATGGAAAAAGCGACTTGGGTAAGATGTGATGCAATTCAACATCTTCGTCTCCCCAATCAATCGTGCGTGCCCATGAAACTATTTTCACATATCGACGAAAATATCTATCGTCCACGGCAAAATCACACAAAATCTTTTGGTAGTCAAACATGTACCCCCCTTCTTGAAAGCTCTTTAGCAACTAATTCAAGTCTTTTCGCATGTGTCTTCATTTCCTTTTTGTAAGCAACGCGCTTATCAAAGAATTTCTGAATAATCTTTGGAAACCAGCCCAAACGGGATTTATCAAACATCGCGCCGTTGGCCGTCATGGCATAGCCTAGGCGCTTGGCTTCGAGTAATTCGGGTATATCGGGCTTGCACGCCACAAGCTCGTCAATCAAGCCTTCCCGCATTTGGCTTGGATGGCGCAATGTTTCGGGGCTGATATTGTATTGCTTGATGACCATGGGGTACAACGAGGTCAAATCGAAGGCCACCACCCAACGGGATTTGCCCACTATCACATCATTCACAAATGCGCCGACAAACGGCTGTTTCTGCTTTTGCCGATTCGGCGGTATCTGTATCCCTGCCCGCTTCAGTTCGTTATAAACCACGCAATCCCAGTATTTGACCTCGCCAAATATGTGAGTTGGATTAACATGCCCCTGATAGGCCACGGTATAGACCAAATACAGGTATTTCAATTTTTCGTCTAACTCGTTAATCAAGGCCACGTCGCGGATGTTATACCTGACAAACATAGTGGGATTGCCCAAGTAAAACTCTTTCAGGGTATCGTATCCGCAATAATCCAGTTTGCCTTTGCCCAGCTCGTGCTGTGCTACCGTTTCAAGTTTGTAATCCGGCAGGGTGTCATAATTGAACTTCTTGTACAGGTCGTGATAGTCGAGTAGGTCTAACCCTGCAATTTCATAAATGCTGCCTTCGGGCTTGCCTTCAAATCGTGATACATCCCTGAAGGGGCTGCCATAGACATGCTTGTAGATGGGAGATAGCTTGTAAATGTCGTCTGGTACTATCTTCAAGCCGCGATTGATTAAGAATGGGAAGTCAAAGCGATTCGTGTTCCATCCGGATACAGCGTCAACACTTAGATATTGCCATAAGTTTAAGAATTTCTTAAACAATTCAACTTCATCCCTGCAGACGATTACTTCGCTGTAATCATCTTTCATGGTATCCAGTTCGGGGCGGTAGTCTAGCGTGGTAAACGTAATGCTGTTTGGACTACCTATCATGCGAACTGTGATGGAGTTTACCTGCTGCATCGCTTCTTGGGGCTTGGGAAAACCTTTGCCGATTTCCGTTTCAATATCGATATTGGCAATCCTGATATATTGCATATCAAAGGCAATCTCTTCTTCAGGGTAGGTATCGGCAATGAATTGAATATAGGCATCCTGCATGCCGTAGATGTCGAAGAGGTCGTTGTACTCCTTGACATATTCGCGCATCTCGCGGTTGCTATCGAATACCTTGCGCTTCAGGGCGTCGCCATATAAAGAAAAACTATCGGGTTCGTCAGTCTCCTTAGCTTTGATAAATAAATTGAATTGATGGGGTACAACTTCGATTTGCCTGTTTCCGTGCTTGTCAACAAATCGGTGCACTACCTTGTTTTTTTGGATACTCACATTCGTGTAGAATGGACTGCTCATGGATAAATACCTTTCGCAAATGTCGGATTTGATACAGGGCTTTGGCGTCGGCTTTGCCGTGGCCACTACCGTGTATCTGCTTATTGTATTTTACCGCGCCGCTGCTGGCAAGGATATGTCGGATTTGATTACATCGGATGCAGCGGGCAATAAGGTATCGCATACCAAATTTTGGTCTAACGTGGCCTATACGGTAACCACCATATCCCTACTCAAGATTAACTTTGACCCTGAACGCACTCATGTGCTGCCTGAACTTTGGCTGATTTACTTGGGCACAGTGGCAGGGCATGCTACGGCTGCCAAGTGGATTTCTACTCGGTTGGGCAATAAACAGCCTGATATACCTGAAGATGAAGAAACTGCTGAAGAAGAGCCTGAAGAAATCCCCGCTGAAGAAGCGGAAGCCGTTGAAGTTCAGCAATTGGCCGATACTGCTTCACAAACGCGAAGCCAGCGCGTTAAACGCCAGAGGTAGCCTAGGGTATTACCCTAATGCTTAATCGCAATCTGTGGCGATTGTGAAGCGACTGTGGCCTATACCTGTAAAAACATCCCTACCGCTTGGATAGGGATGTTTCTTTATCGGCGTTTATCGCGGGGCGATAATGGATTGCTGTGGGGCGACAATCTTGCTGAACATCTGCCGATATTGCTCGGCCACTTGCGGGATGGGCGTGTACTCCTTGAAACCGAACAGGCAGTCTTTGGCAGATACCGTGATACTGGTTTCTTCGGTCATATCCAGCAAAGGCACAAACATCACTTGATTCATGCTGCGATTAACCAATACGGGGTTGGCCAATTCGACTTCATTGTCAAGATTGCGGTTAATCACTTGGCCAATGATTGCGCCCTGCTGTGTCAGTAATAGGATTACATCATTCATCTTTGGCAGCCTCTTCAGCGGATTCTACTCGGGTTTCATAAGGCGTGATAGCCTTAGCGCTTCGTGCCTTGCTTTTAGCGGGCTGGTCTTCAGGCGTATCGGCTTCTAATGCCTTAGTGCCGGTGCTACCGAATCCGCCTTTGCGTCCGCCTTTAACGGGCTTGGCTTCTTCGCCCTCGGCAATTTCCAAGTCATCGCTTTCCATCTTGGCCAAGTAGGCTTGACACAAGCGTGTGCCGTGCGGGATGAACTGGCGCTGGCGCGTAGTGTTGAACAGGGTAATGCCGACTTCTTCGTGGTAATCGGCATCAATCACGCCCACGCAGTTAATCAGGGATAAGCCGTGTTTCAAGGCCAAACCACTTCGTGGTACAATCAATACGCCGTAACCTGTGGCAATATTGAACTTCAGGCCTGTAGGGATGCAGGCACGCCCGTTGGGTTCTAACCAAAAGCCCAGTTCACCCGTTTCAGGCAATACCTTGGTTTCCACGATAGTCTTGTGATTATCGTCAAACCATACGGGAACATAATCCCCGCTGTTGATACAGGCCGACAGGTCAAAGGCAAAGCTGTCTTGAGTAGCCTTCTTGGGCGCAATCGCATTGAGTTTGCATTTGGTGATAGTCCAAAGATGATTCATGATAATCCTCCGTCATAATTAAATTTACGAAATTCGTGATACTTGACCACGTTTACTTTATGGCTGTCGCGGAATTGCGGTGTGCCATATACGGTTGCCAATCCCCATCTATGGAGCAGATGAACAATGTTTTCCAAATACTGCTTTTCATCTTCATCAAGTTCGGGGATGGGTTGATTGCCCCGCTTCAGCGCTCTGAACTGCTTGGCATGGCATAGGTATTGCCGCTTGCCGACTATGTAACAATAACACATCCTATGCAGGGTATAGCCTTCCCCCTTGACAAACTTCATCAGGCCGATACGGCGCAGGGTTTCCCTAAGCGTAATCAGTTCGCGCTTGCTAAGGGGTTCGATTTCCCATAGTACAACATCTGTCATCGTCCAAACCCTCCCTGAAAGGCATAATCGCGCAAGGCGGGCAACCTATCCTGCAGCATGGGCAATACTTCCAATGCCCGCTCGGTATTGTAGCCGTAAACCTGCTTAATCAGCTTAATATCGTCATCTACCACGGGGCGCTTGTGCCATTTACCGTAACGGCGTGGATTCTTTGGCAACAAGTGATAATAGAAGCGATACGTCGCATCCTTGGGCAAATGATAACCGAACTTGTTGGCTTCATTGGCTGCAAATACCGTGTCCTTGGTATTTGAGTAAATGGCATTCAGCATATAATCGCTGCCGGATACTTCTTCAAGCGGTAGGATGCCTGTCTGCGCATTGATGTTCTTGGCAATATCAAAAGGCGATAGTGACATAATCTATCTCCTAGAGGTATTGCAAGTCTGCCATTAACTCGGTCAGGAAGGCCATCAGGTTGATTTCTTTGTTAACTACCATCGCATTCTTGTGCTGGTAGTCGTTGAAATGCAGGATGAACTGTGGGATGCTGGCAGGCTGTACATACTGGTCGATATGGTTATACAGGGAACGGCCTAACACGTTGATGTCGGTGTCGGGGTTCTCGGCTACCCACTTGCGCATATCGGAAAACTTCTTGCCTTTGAGCATCTCATAGATAACGTCAACCATTTCCGAGCTTGCCATACCCAATGCGCCGATTTCCAATGTGTCGCTTTGGCTGTAGCGCTGGATATTGTTCAGGGTTTTGCGGAAATCGGGAAAGAAATGCACAGCCACCTTGGTCAGCAACTCGGGGTCGTATTGGATGCCTTCTTGCTGCATGATTTGGGTTAGGCGTTTAACCCATGCCATCAGGATAGCGGGCTTTTCTTCTTTGGTTAATGTGAAATCAAACTCGAGCAAGCGGCTATGCAGCGGCTCAATGATTTTATTCTTGAAGTTGGCGGTAAAGATGAAGCGGCAGTTTACCGAAAACTCCTCAATGAAGTTGCGCAGGGCTTGTTGGCAGTTATGGGCATAAACCCCGTTGGCAAGCATGAAATTATGATTTTCATCGAAAATTTCAATGTCATACACGAGTTTTTCGCCGACAATTTCTTTTTTTACCACTTTCTTTTTCGATACGGTGTTGTTCATACATACTTTCTGAAATTTTTTGGTTACGGGATTTTAACTTGTTTCCCTTAATCCAGCCAGCGGGTATTTCGTCGCCGGGTTGAAAAGCGCGCAATTTTGTTAAACATGGAGACGTGTAATAAACCTTGCGTCTAGCACATTCGCTCATCTTTTGCTTCGACGCTTCAGTATGACATCGTCCTGAGCTAGTTTGTCGGATAACTTCGCGCATTAGCGGGCAGCGCCCGAATTGCCAACCTTCGGCAACCCATTTATCCACATCTTCGCTTGGATACCATCTTTCGATATTATCCTTGTGCATAAGCGTTTTGCCTTCTTTATAGTTACCAATCCTAACTTTGTCAACAACAGATTGATTTCTCGCATTAACAAAGCCGATAGATTGGAAAAACTTAACGCAACCAACATTGACTGACATTTCAACGTCGTCGCGGCTTACGATTGTTCTAGGCAAATCTGTAGAATATGTCGGGATAGATTGTAAAAACTTTCTGGCTCTCACGTATCGTACATTTCTATTGGATTCGATAAAATCCAAACGTTCAAGATGCAGGGCAACTTCGCTAATCCGCGCAAATTCAATGCCTCTGCGATTGGTAAACACAAAAGCAGCCAATGAACGCCGAGCCAGCGAATATCTTGAAAAAACTGCAGCGCGTTTCACGGATTCTTGGGTAAATTGCCAAATTGCACGATTAAGTAGTAACGGATTGCCCCAATTAGCAAGAGTTACATCCCGTTCTGTTTGCAAACAAACATCAACATCGTCGCCTTCCCATACACATTCATACGAAAAAGCAGATAATCCGTACTTCTCAATACGCGAACGAACTTGGGCGCTAGATGTAAAATAAGTTTTCCAAAAATCGTCATCAAACAACAATTTCTTATCAGGCAAAGTTGTCCATCTTGCGCCAAAGTAAAATTCGCCAGTTGGGATACAAGTAACTTTGTACACGTACATCATCTTTCCTTTACAATGTTTAGAAGATATGCGTGTATTTAAGCAGTCAGTTTCATCTACTAATCACTTCTACTCCAATGTCAAGGGTAACTTCGTTACCTTGTTCATCGAAGAATTTATGGTCGTCGGTAGAATATACTACGCTGCCGTCGTCAAAAGTGTATTTGTACACTTCCTTCTCACCGCTGATATAAGCATATCCACGGGTTTCTTTTTCTTTGCCCGTCGCCAAATCATAAGTAACAAATGAACATTCGCCCATATCAACAAGGGTTTCGATTGGCACGTTTACTTCTTGGCCATCTTGAACAATAGTAACTTCTTGCTGGCCAGCAAAACAAGTTGACGTTAAACCATCAGATTCGTCCATGATAACGACTTTTACCCCGCCATCTAGTGATACGGTAGATGCAAACTCCCTAATGGTAGTGCGCAGGGTGTCAATATTGCCGTTTTCAGAACAGTTGATGACGATATAGTCGCAATTAAGTTCTTTACATAGGGCTTTGGCGACGGTGGTTTTACCCACACCACCTGAACCCACTAGCAAAGTATTGATTATTTCGCCTTTTTTAACCATTTCCCGAAACGGCTTCAGGATTCTTTCGGGCAAAATACAATCATCCAAGGTTTGCGGGCGGTATTTTTCCACGAACAAGAATTCACGGGGATTATGAAGAACGGTAGTCATGATTATTTGCGCTCCAAGCCGACTACATAGGCCAAGCCATCGGTGCGCTCAAAGACTACCAAGTCGCCGTTTTGAATGCGTACTGTATAGGTGTCGGGAATCATCTTCAGCAAATCGATATTGCATTGATATTCGTCCTCGGTTTGGCACTCTACCGGGATGTCGAATTTTACTTCATTGCTGGTCGGCTTGTTGGGCGTAAACAGGCGAACCCCTGTTTTGCTGATACCGATACGCTCCAAGCGCAGGATGGCAGCGGTTTTGCGGATATTGTTCAAATCGTGTTCAGACAGCGTAAAGGCTGCCACGATATTGTTCAAATCCGGCAGGGTATCGCGTTTCGGGATAACATTGGCGCTCTCGAGGTAGGCTTGGCTGCCGTAATAGTAAGTAACGGTTCGATTATCCCCGCTGATTTTCACGCAGCGCTCTTCAAACTCGAACTCGGGGTCGTCGAATGAAGATACTACGTTCAGGAACTCTGACATATCAATCACGGCAAAGTCTACCGGAAACTCGTCTTCAATTGGGGTCAGGCCGACAATGGTATTGCCGAAGGATTTAACCGCCAAGCGGCTGCCCTTCTTGATGAAGATGCTGTTATTGATACCGGAAAAGTTCTTCAAGATTTCGAGGGTTTTCTGTGAGATTTTCATAAGGATAAACTCCAAGTACAAGATTACAAGCCGCTAACAGGGGCTAGGGTGGTAAAGCCCTCTACCCGCTGGAAACGGATAAAGGAACGGAAACTGTCGGCCAGTTTTTCGGGCGTGTGTGTAATCACAAACACATTCAACCCGCCAAGTAATTTTAACAGGTCTGCAAAAGCGGTGACGCCTTCTTGGTCAAGGCTGCTGTCAAATACTTCGTCCATAATGAGCAGGTTGCAAGACATATTGGATTTCAGCCTTGCCATATCGCGCCAAGCCAGCATAACGGCCATATCGAAGCGCAGTTTTTCGCCTTCAGATAGTTGATTATACTGCATCGGCTCAAAGCCGCGCATCTTAATTTCTTCTTCAAACTGGTTGTTGATACTGAAGGCGGCAAACAAGCCCAATTTCTGCAGATAAAGGTTAATCGTATTATTGATGGTGGGAATAAACTGTTCGATAATCACGGCCTTGATACCGCTATCCTTGAGCAGCTTGGCTACCATGTTATTGTATTCAACTTCTGCCTGTAGGGCATTCAGTTCTTCGCGCTTGGCAGCCACTGCCTGTTCAAGCTCTTTCAGTTTGGCTTCATCTTTTGTGGTATCTGCCGTGGCGGTTGTTGGGGCGTTAAGCTTGACAGCAATATCGGCCATATTTTGTAACAGGGATTGATTGGATTGCTTTAGGCTGCGCAATAAATCATCCATCCGAGCGGCTTGCCGGATAAGCTCGTCTTTCTCTTTGAGCTCGGCCTGCAGTCGGTCATATTCCTTGTATCGCCGCTGCAGGGTATCTTCAAAGTTCTCTGCTTGGGTATCCAGTTCCATCAGGTAGTTTTCTTTGAAGCCCCTATCGATTTGCTGGCTGCAGGTAGGGCAGGTGTTATTATCGCGGATAAATGCCCGGCGGGTATCAACGTCGGCCTTGCGGATTTGCAGCTTGCCGATTTCGTGGCTGCTGGCAGTTCTTTT